TTACATATACTGGTACTATATTACCTAAAACATCTCGTTCAGCAAAGTCCAGATCTTCAGTCAACGAAAAAATAATTCCGCTGTTAGATTCAAAAGATGTTCCTGCTAGGATCACAGGCAAACAGCTTGTTTTTGGTAAATACTTTGATACTGTTGTATCTAACTCAGCAGGCACCTTTAATGAAACTGTTACAGTTACAGCTGCAGGTGATGCACCTGTAATGCCTACGCCGGCGTTTCTTAAATGTGTTTCTATATTAGATATTTCAACTGCAGAAGATGGATCTAACTCTTTAAACTGATGATCTAGATAAAATGACATTGTATCAGCAACAGATGCAGCTAAGTCTACTAGCAAACCTGCGACTGATGGCTCTGAAAAATCTTTTATTTTATCAGGAAAAAATATCTTTGCTTGTTGTATCAGATCTAGGCGAAATGCTTCGAAGTCTTTTACTAAAAATGTTCTATTCGAGCCTGCTTTTAATTTTTGTTTAATTTTTACTGACATATTAACTCACTGCTAGTACAACTGCTTCTATTTGTTGCTTTGATATATTGAGGGCGGGAACAGAGAAAGTAACTCTTACCCCCACTTGTGCTGTTTTGCCATTTATTCCTATACTTTTTATCGGCTCAAATGTTCCAAGAGAAACATACGGCATATATTTTTTTACTGCTTTAGTTATCCTGGAAACAGCAGCAGTATCAGCATTTTCATTTCCCAATTCAAATGCTAAAGGTAGAAGATTTGCCCCAAAGTCATGCAACATTAAACGCTCTCCGTGATTTGTTGCTATTAAATTTCGTAAATTATCTTTAATTGTTGATGCCATATCTTTATGCATTTCAAAAAGAGAAGAATTATTTTGGCTAAATCTTACAGGGGTTGCAATACCAATAGGAATTTGTACTTGTGATGCGAGCGAAGCCTCACTTCTTTCAGCTGCGGTTTCCCCGACTCCTACAAAATCGTATATCTTTCTTTCTTCAGACACATTACACCTCTGAGTTAATTATGGTATATAGTGAGTGTCTTGTAACTAGCTTTTTAATCTATTGAAAATTAGAGACAAATTCGGGTGCATCGACATAGCCTGAACTTTCTGATTTTGTAAATCCGCCAGCAGATTTTTCGTACGTTCCAGTATACACTGTAGAGATAGTTGCATTGTGTATTTGTGATGCCAACTCAGTTCCGACATCTTCCGCGGAACCTCCCTCAAGTCCTACAGCGAATGCTGCTGCTATATCGGGACCGTCAGCACAGACTGATATTCCTGAGCCTTCATAACCTTCGTCCCCTCCGGTGGTTTTAGTCATTGTTGCCATATCTGCGATGTATCCTGCAATTGCTTCATCATAGTTTGGTTCGCGGCCGTCTTCATTGTCTGCCAAGTCTGATATTAAACCTGCTCGAAAAGCGGGTGTTAATAGAAGTATCTTTGGTTGAGTTAAGGCTGCTCCGACAAATGTAGGGTCAGGAAGCGGGCCTCCTGAGGATGCTGTTGGATTGACTCCTGGTGCTGGAAGTGGCAAAAAAGTAAGGGTTATCAAATAAGTGTCGACATGATTAGCAATCTTATTAGCAAAATCATCTGTGTCTGTCACATCACCCGGTGGTGATTCTAATACATCTATAATATTATCTTTAAGCTCAGATTCAACTAGTGCCATTATAGTGTCTTACCCAATACACTCAAGAATGTACTCCAGTCTTCTGCAGATAGACCTGAAGCGCCGCCTACGCCAATGGGTGTCGTAGGGCCGGCGCCTGAAGAATGGAAATGGGTATTGAGTGTGTTTTCAAGGGCAACTATTCGCATGAGCAATTGATTGCCCAACACTATGGGTTCAACAGCACCGACGCCTAAAGCTACTTGGGTTCCTTCTCCGTTTCCTTTGATAGGAACACCACTTCCAATCACAACTTTTGGTCCGTCTATAATAATGGTTCCGTCTGGCTGAATTGCTATAACAGCTCTTCCTGTCCCATCCTCAGCATCTGGGATACCTTCTTTGATTATCTTGATACTACCATTGATTCCGTTAGTGTCGTCCTTTCTGGCTACAATTCTGATCTCGTCTGACTTTAATATAATAGAAGCAGCATTTATAACTGGTTCTAATATAGCACCAGCGTTGGGATTAAACGGATCAAGAGCTGGGAAGGATGGAACAGCAGGATATGTCAAATCAAGCATGTCATCTGGGTTCGATTTCATAGAAATATATACCCGAGATGCATCGTCTCTAAAGTCCGGGTCGCCCTCAGAACTATCCTTTACAGAGGGTGGGCTTTCTGGATCGTCAAGACCAATATTTTTATCTAGTTCGAAATTATCTCTAGAGTTTTTAACAACGCGAGGCCTGGTTGTATCAGCTGTCGGATCTTTCATATCATTTCCGTCAGCTAAGTAAGTTGCTTCTTGCGACGGATGTATTCTACCTCTGCCTGCGACTATGTCTATAGCACCCATTCCTGTTGATAAATTGCCAGAAGTCGAATCAAATAGTGGATCCGCATTTGATGCAGTTCCAGTAGGTCTTGCAGGAAGTGTCAAAGCTGGTATCGTTCTTTCTGTGGGCAAGATAGAATTTGTTGTGTAACCCCTTTCAGTTCCTAAAACTATAGAAGTGTTATTAGACCCCTGTAATACTAAGTCACCTGGTCTTCTTGTTAGCCTTGGAACAGGTTCATGGACTATTCGCAATGCTTCAAAATTTTCTTCATATATAAACTGATAGTCTTGTAATCCTTTAAGTGTCCATTTTGAAGCATTGTCACCAAACTCTTTTAAAAGGTCTTCAGTAATTGCATCTTCTGAAGCTCTATTAGTAAAGTTTTTTCCGTTTGGAAAGCCTGGAACTCTATTGATATCATTAATGGGAGATTCATCTTTTAAGGTAGCATCAGCAAATTTTACTGGAGGTACTACAATAGGCAAAGTTCTATCTCCATGAGTAAAATTAGGATCTTCTATATTTTCGGGTTCACAAACTCTTGTTACCCAGTATCCTGCGTCACCGTCCATAAATGTCCAGACGTGCTCGCCAGGTTTGACAGGTAAACAAAAATGAGAAGCAAAAAATGGATAATAAACTTTTAAAGAAGCCTCAGCATGTCTATCAGTTCCGTCAGCTTCACTATATGATCGGCCTAAAATGGACCCGCGGGGTGCTCGGAGATAATATGTTCCGTCTTCCGGAAAAGACTTACCATCAGGTGGCGGTGGCTGTTCGATAGGCTCATCACAAAAAGCCCTTAAGTTAGAAACTCGAGGTGCTATTTCTTGCAGCTTCTCTTTTGTGTAATACGAAAGGTCGTTCATAACCTCTTCGACTATCACTTTCTCAAAAGACACTTTAAACTACTCCATTACTTTAATATCTTGCTAAATAAATCATCAGGATCTATCTTTGAAGATTGTTCGTCAGCTTTACTTAAAATATCTGCTAATTGCAGTATTTGATCATTAGACTTGCACATTCGTTCTAAATACTTAGTCATTGTTGTCCCTAAAGTTACATGATTTGTTGTGCCAGTGCCCATTGTCTTGTAAGCTTCAGTAAATAAAATTGATGCTCGTTCTCTATCAGATACAGCATTTTCATAAATTTCTCGCCAAAGTGCTTTTTTCTTATCTTCTGTGGTAGCTAAATCATCTAGCATGTCAGTAAAATTCTTTATTTTTTCTTCTGACTTTCTATTTTGATCTAAGAGATTGTCTAATTTCTTTGGTGTATTTGTATTATTTGAAGTCATTTTAAAAAATATCGTATTTATTAGGATCAGTCACCATAGATCTGTAGTGTCTTCTAATTACAGACATTGCTTTTGACATGTGCTTTTTATCCAAGCCGCTTATCTCTCTAATATAGACAAGTACTGCCCTCTTATTAAGTAACTCTAAGTCTTCTATTGCATCGAATAAAGTCTCTACAGCATGGAGACATCTCATTTCATTTTCATTTGTTAGTTTAACTTTCATGTCTTCTAAAAGAGATAAAATTTCAATTTTTTGTTGACGCTTGGCCATTTGTTCATCAGGCGGTGCAACGTAATCATATTGTCCAAATTGCTCTTTTTGCGCGTTAGTCATTCCGTAAGGATCATCGATAGAAACGTGTCTATTTCTAATCTTTTGGTGTTTTCTTGTGTTGATTATCAACCAATTTTTAGCAACAACATTAAAATATGAAAATGCTTTTGTGCCACGAGCGGGATCCCATTTGTGTATTGTTTCGTATAAAAATGTAACACAGTCTGACTTGAGCTCCTGTACACCGGCATAGGGCGACTTAAATCCGTATACATAAATTAAATTTTCGGATAATTTATCAAAAGCTGGAAGTATTTCATTCTGGTAAATTTCTTTTCTAGTTGTATAGTCTGTTTCATCAGTGTTTTTGTACCTTTC